TGAATCTAGGTGGCGAGTTCCGTTGACCAGAGCACGCCTGCTTTACTGTAACCGGGCTAATTCCCCAACGTTCCGCTGCTTCCGCGGAGGTCATAACGTCCTCGAACTCCATAAGTACCTCCTATTTTCCCCAACCTAATGCGATTTCAGTATCATTTTGCATTTCGGCTACCGCTTTTAAGCTATCGAATGTATCAGCTTGTTCGAAGCACATATCTTCGAACTCGCTTTTGAATGTGTATTCCTTCCAATATTTTCGGTTTAACTTAACTGCGTATGCATATAGGTCTTTGTTGTAGTTTCTAACTTCTGCAACGTTCCATTCTTTTAAGTATACAACTTTATTGTTATCAACAACTAGAACTGGGCTGTCTTTAACGAACTTTACATTGTTAGTGATAATGATGATTTCATCATCATTAATTACGTGATTAAATTTGAAGTACTTATTAGAAGTGTGTTTAACTTCTCCGAAGAATTTAGTCAATTGAGATTCTTTTACACTTTTTAAAAATTCGCCATACTTGCTCATGATAGGTACTCCTTTTTAATAAATCCCTTATCTTTGTCTTTATTATACATCTAATTCGATGTAAACACAAGTATTTTTTTTTAATTTTTACACACAAAAAAAAGACCTTACCAGGACATATTCCCAGTAATGTCTTTTGCATTATTATAGCCAATCCATGAGTCCACCTGCTCATGCTCAGGAGATGTATGGATCACCTCAATTCTTGGCCGCTAGATATACAACAGCGCCACCCAATAGGATATTAAGCAATTTACTATTCCGTTGTTGCATCTTTACTTTCTGTAGTTCGCGAGTCTGCATCTCTAAGTATGCGTTGACTTTCGCCAATGATTCGTTTTGCATTGTTAGCGTTCGTTCTTGCTGCTCCAATGAGTTCTTGGCTTCGATTAATTGCGCCCTCTGTTCTTTGATTAGATTCATCGATTCGAGTAATTGTTCTTTCGATTCTGTCGTTGACATCTTGGCTATGTTCAATTGCTGTTCTAGCTCGTCGATTATCCTCAACTGCTCGTCGATTGTATTGTCTAGAGTTATCAACTTCTGTTGTAGCACGTTGTATTCCTGTCGTGTCAATATTACTTGATCTGTTGGCATAGAGCCAAATACAGGTGAGCAAGATGACAATGCCAGCAATAATGCACAACCAACGATACCCATAAATACTTTGTAAATAGGATTTGACTTTATCATTCATAATACCTCCTAAATCACACTGCCCCATTCTTGAGCATAATATTTAGCTTTACCGCGAATCACGTCACCGCCAGAACCAGGAGCATCACCCTCACGTATAGCCCATAAGTCCCATCGTTCACATGTTGTAGTAGGCCCATACGGTTCGTGAGCATAGTAGCCGTCCATGTTATCGGCCGCCTCAGCATGCGTCATAACGTGGTTAATATCACACGGAATGCCAAGGTCAACGCACAGCAACGCCACGACTTGCGCTAAAGTTTCAATCTGTGCATCCGTAGGCGGGTAATCACCTAAGTTGTCGACCCATTGAGCCCCACAGGCACAGTCTAAAGCAATACCTACTGCAGAACCATTGCGCATATATGTATGGTTCTTATGGTCTGTTAACTCACCATCGATATAGATGTTCCCATCCCTATCGATGTTAATATGGTAGTCATCAAATTGTTGATTGTACCTACCTGCTGTCCAGTGCAAATAGATTTTACTAATCTGACCTAAAGCTCTACGGCAATAGTCGTTTAAATCAGTAAGACTAACGAGGTGCATTATAATCACTCCTTTCGTTAACTACGGTATTAATTGGTATTTTAGGAGGTTCCTCTAGCTTATCTGGAACACCGTTTCCATCCTTATCAATCCATAATGCAAGGAATCCAACCAGTGCGGTTAGCACAGATGGAATAAAGATATGATCTATAATGTTTATCCCAACTGCGATAAGTTTGTTTGTATCATCTGATATAAACCCATATGCCGTAGCAATAACAAAGAGCCCTACTACGACAAGGATTGGCACTATCATAATTAACACGAGGGCTCGTGTTGCTAATACTCCAGTAGGATGGATGTTAGCAACACGAATAGCACTATATGCGGATTTCAGACGGTTCATGATTTGATATTTCATCACTAATCGCCTCCTATATCATCAGTATTGAGCGTGATACTTCTTCCTATTGGCATATTGTTCAGAACTTGGATATGCATCAGTTCAGTACTCAGACTCTGAACTGCGGTTTCTAGGTTATTGAGCCGGTGAAACTTCGCAGTATCTCGTTCTTCCAGCTTGACCAATTGCTTTAGTATCTCCTGATTACTTTTTGTTAAATCAGCAATACTGTTAATAGCGTCGGATAACTTATCATCATAATCCTTGCGTTGCTTATCCATGCGTCGAGCCAAATGATCATCTAATTCTCGTTTAACTGCGACTAGCGAGGTGTGCTCCAGGAACCACACCATTGCACGAAACGAACCCCTAAGGGCGGCCCAGATAACCCCTAACAGGGTTACCCAGAATCCAATGTCCGCGAAGTAGGCAGGGATGCCGAAGTCCATTAGCAATAATCTAATTTCGTCCATTTAGGCCTCCGTTTTCTCCCATTTTTCACTGTAAAGGTTCCATTTCTTGGTGTGATCTGGATTGTAGACCTCTAATGAAATTTTCTGCATCATGACTTCTCTCGGTGGGTGAGATTCCTCACTAACAGTCATTTTATTAACCCTAATGAGATCATAAGATTTTAAATCAAGATTATCACCCGCCCATACAAATGCAGGGATATTGATTACCGCAAGAGAACTGTTAGCGAAAGCATCCCTATCAATATCAGTGGCCTTTGGCAAATTAATAATATTGTGGTCGGTTCCGACGAATGCTAATGCACCAACTTTAACAACGTTCGGGCATGTAAGTTCGCCCTCCAAATCGCTACGGCCATAGAATTGCTTAGGCAAAATCTCTGTAGCCGTTTCCGGATTGAATTCAAAAAGACCTTTGATTTTAACAGTGTCAATGACATGATCGATTAAGTTAAGATATTCAAGATAAATATCATCTGCACCGTAAGGCTGAATTCTAATAGTTGCACTTCCGGATTGGATTTCAACGGATTCTGCCTCACCGCGCACTCGAACTTTAAATCCATCTTGCCCGGATACTCGAATTTCTGTATCCCCTTTTCTTGGTTCGTTAAATGTAAGTGGTGCATAAGGCTGTTCATCCAGCGCATGGACAATAGCAGTTAATATCGATTCAAGGGTACCGCTATTAATAAGAATGTTCTTACCTTGAAGTGCTGAAACAACGCCTGATAAGTTGGGCATCTTTGCTTTTAAGGATTCCAACCACTCCTCCTCGGTTCCTACGAATCCATGTGCTAAAGCGATTTCATAAGCACTTTTTCCATTATCGCCTACCAAGGTTGCTTTTACTTCCGCCTCTACTTTAATTGGACCTTCAAGTCTTACTGGTAACGCTTTGTTTTGCATAATACATTCCTCCTCTAATCATGCATGGCCACATCCTGAATTATGTTGACTACCCCCATGCCCAGTTTGTAATATCGGCTAGGCTCCGATTCCTTATATGCAAAAGCATCATACACATGCTCACCAAAGGACTTAATTTCTAGGGTATCCTTTCCGGAAATATTGAATGTCGCAATCTTCCCAGATGCTACCCCTTGCACTTTAATAACAAGCGGACCGCTTGCTCGCTTTCGTATGGCGAATACTGACTTGAACCCTGTCAAATCCACATTGTCATCTTGGACTGCGTAAACTATCCCGAAATCCTCGCCAATGTTGAGGTCTATATCCTTTACATTCATTACTTATCATCTCCCTTAATTGAATGGAATCACACCTTGTTTATCGTACCCGGTCACATCGACCACCAAATACTGAGATGTGGTTTTACCCGAGCAACCTACAGGATACGTGGTGACTGTATTCCAATCAATGAACTGATACGATTTCAGCGATACAGTACTCTCATCGTGAAATCTGAACGTTTGCCACACTCGCCCCGTGTGTGACTTTTTATCTCCATTATTGATATTTGGCCCCCAAACGGATACATCGATTACGGACATGGGTATAATTGCAACCTTGACGCCATATGACTTTGGGTCACGGGCCATGTTTGTAAAAGTATCCGGAACGTAGTTTGATAACTGGTTATACCAATCGTGCGCATAGTGATCAATTACACGTAGGTACCTGATGCGGCTATCATATATCACATCGTTCTGCAGATTGTAATCTGTTGCCCAAGACGCTTTATAATATTTGTGACGACCAAGAACTTGCAATGCCGTATTAGGCTTACTACTTCCTACCTTATCAACAAATCGAATACGAGGCGTGTTTGCATTAGCCGTAACATCCTCGAAGTAACCAAAGCAATAGAACTTGATGCCAGCTTTTACTTCATCAACCATTGCTTGCGTTACCTTTTCGCCTGGCTTAAGTACATCCACTACCAGCACCATTAATCGCTCACGACGTTTATGGACCCAATGAGCTGCGAATTCATATCCTTGTGGAACTGATACTGCTATAAGAGGTGCGTCACCATGATATGCGTAATTAGTGGCATAAAAGACCTGGATTACATTAGCCTCCCCCGCAATATATCCATATTGGTATTTATTTGTAGGCACCAGCATAGGTGCGTAAGCTACAGGTTTGAGCGGGATTTGAACCGTTGGCGTTATCCCCCTCATCGCCCCGGTGTAGAGAACTGCATCTTTTTGTTTAGGGAAACTAAGATATACTAGATTGTCATAGGTATCGTTTATAATCGTGACACCTTCTTTATTCTGGATGTTAATAAATTCCATACGCCAGCCACCCTTCATACGTGAGATCCTTAAATTGACGATTGATATTATATTCATCCTGGGACACTGCAAAATAATATGTTATGATATTACCCCTAACCTCTGCCACTAAGTACTGTCCCATGGCTGCAGCCCAGACATGTTGCCCAGGCTGTAATCCATTCACGGTAATTTGTTGACGTCGATTAGGGATGTCAGATACATACATCCGCCCCTCGATACGTGTGAGCCTTTCCTTGAGATTTAGTATGATATTGCCGTTAGCATCATAAGCTAATACATGCGGTTCCATAATACCTCCTACCAGCACCCAAGTTTAATCCGAGGGTTATTGTCATCATCAAAACCTGTAATAAGGTTATCTTGAATCTCAACACGAGCACCGGTCTCTTTTGAACGAAGTAACCCGATTGTACCGGACACCGCCGCTAAATTATCAACATGTAATTTGTCGGCAGTAACTGCGTTGGCCTGAATCATCTTATTAACAATGACGTTATCGTCGAACTTAGTCGCTCCAGTGATATGAATCAATTTTCCTGCAATGTATACACCAGACTGACTGAGGTTAATGCGAGATACCAACTCACCACCATCAATCTCACCAATACTTTTTTTAACTTGCAAATCGATGCTACCAGCTAACTCAGTAATGCGAGATTCCATATGTGACGCCAAATTCGTAATTCTTCTAGTGGTCTCTTCAGAATTCTTATTGAATTTCTTATCAAGCTCCTTAATTCGCTCATCAACTTTATTCAGCCCGAGAGATTCAAGGTCTAACAAGCTCGCATCAATTTGTGTCTTAATCACGACTTGCTTCTCGTTAACGAGTCCATCTCCGAACACATCAACAAACGAGCAACGTATCCGGTATATTCCGGCTGAGTTCGAATATGTCAGCATGGTGCTAGTAGTTTCAAACTCATCAGTGCGTTCATCTCCGATCACGTGGCATCTGATTGCATATGCTTGTGCTGGCTTAGTTGAGAAATAAAGATTAAATCCCCCTAACTGGCTTTTTACTACAAGCTCAGGCGCGGCCAACTGCGGAACGTTATATTCATATGTTGCTGCAGTCGAGTATTTGCCCAACGTGCTGCGAGCATATAAGTAAACAGTATCCGCTCGTTTAGATAGGGTAAGTACAGCAGATGTACCTTTAACTCTTGCCAATAAAGCATTCGTATCTTTACCAGGATTATTATCGGTACGTAATTCGTAATAGTCGACGTCAGCATTCAGCACCTCATCCCATGATGCGGTTGCATTTCTACTGAACGTGATACCGAAATTACTAGGCATATCAGGTATCGCATCCATCGGTTTGACTATCACATCAACCATTTGGGCTGTTTCTGACCTGTTGCCAAATCGGTCAACCGAGATTGCTTTGATTCGATACTCCTCACCTGGGCCTAATGATTTGATAATAACCTGACTATTACTACTGCCAGCATACTGCCATTCTTGCCCCGGTACAGGCTTTCCGCTCTTCGACTTTAAGAGATACCAAACCTCCGCCACATCGAAGTTGGCAGGATTACTAGGCGGTTCAAATAGTACTTGTAAGTCGTAGTAAACACTTTTATCAGCCGTTTGATTGTACCGACTTATAACGTGTAAATTCTGAACATCCTCTGGCGTTTGCATCTTAGGTATGGCTATATATTTTGTTACGCCAATAGTTAACTGTCCTAACTCATTAATAGCCTGCACTCGCACCTCATAGGTCGCACCTAGTAGCACATCAGATATCGTGGTAGCGTTTGTGGATGCTGGGTAGTTTCCAATATATGTCCACGTATCGCTTTTTACATTTCGGTAATTTATGACTACGTTTGAGACTTTTCCATCGCGAGGTAACTGCCACGTTACACCTATGCGTGAATACATGATGCCATTAGCACCGTATACATCACTCACTAACCCTACTGCTTGAATATCAGACGAACTGTGATTCGTATAATCAATACTTGGCACTGTACCGTCATCCGATACGTAGAGCTCTGGATAATACTCCATGCATTGAATCTTACGTGTCATTTCTGATAGTGTCTTTGTAATAGCCAACACACGAAATGGCTTAGCCGATTTAGAAACCTCTCCGAATGCGTATACCGCATCAGGCTGCACCGGTATAGACTCTTTAACAATCACATTAAGTCCTGATACACTTACTACATTAAATGTAGAGACGATATCTGTGGAGTTGCTACGAATCAGCAATTGATAATTCTTCCCTGGCTGCACTGTCACTTCTTTGTCGAGTGTAATCGTCTGTCCACTTACCGCAACCACACGACCACCCTCGCCCCATTCAGGTATGTCGTGCTGAATTAGAATAATATCTCCTACCGTGCACGCTATGGCATCCGTAAACGCCTCTATTGTCACAGTACGTATTTCATATTTATTGCATCGCAAGAAATGCTTACCGTGTTTATATGCCTGCTCAAGGCTAGTACACCCCATGAGTTCAACTTGTGCCGGATTTGTTAGTGTATCCGACTCGTCGTAAGTATCCCCATATACTGGAATGACGTCTCGCTCATAATCCTTATCCTTGTTAAGGAACGATATTTCAACAGAGTTAGCCCTAGCCTCCACACCTTGAAACTCTTCAGTAAAGCTGCCGTGTTTTATATTGGCTACAGTAAACAACTGTACCGGTGTAGATTGATAATCGCTAACGCATGTGAACCTGGTTCCTACAGGAATTACTTTCCCTCGACCTACTGCTTCTGGATACTTTAACGCATCCCATAATCGCATAGCGGTGTCGTATATATAGTTGAATGTAAACCCATTTGTTTTGCACTTATCTGCCCATGCCTTAAATGCGTTATAGTCAAGGCGCATATGGGGCTGTCCGAATACAATATATTCACCGCCAATCTTACGGCAGATGTGAATTAAATCATATGCAGCCCATGCCGGGTTATCCGCTGGTTGAGCTTCGTACTTATTGATATACGGATTGAACACATACACCTCTGAACGCTCTTGAATCCATGTCACTTTTGGATCGGTACCGCTTAGCTGAGATGTAGCCAAAGCCTTAATTCCAATGAGGGCTTTCCCCGGATGCACGAAATCGTCATAAATAATTTGGGTTAGCTGCACCCAGTAGACCTTATTGACATGGCGCAGGCTTTTCCCATCTTTCGCACTGCATCGCATACGGATTTCATAACGCGCCTTTTCGAGATTGTCAAAGCGAAATACACGATAAAATGCATTATTTGTCGCCTCTTCAATTCGTCCTGCGTAATCAGATGTATTTGTCACGTTATTATCTGACTTAATAAAGTTCCATGCATCACGGCGCTTAATATGGCCGGCCATGCCCTTTTGATTTGCTAAAGGTAATGCCTGCCAGGACTCATCCCCTACCTTACGAATTTCTGCTTTCAAAGTGACAGACGTACGGTCAGCGCCGCCACTATCATTTGAATAATATAATCCGTTTGGAAATCCAACAGTTAACTCTATCGCGTCACACGCATCACCTTGTACCTGTTGCGTATTCCATGATTCAGTCAATTCATAGTTTAGGGATTGATCCGCAAAGTTATCATTGAAATTTGGGATAACTGTTTGGTCATTTGTGCCCTTTCTGATATCCACCTGCACATCCTTATAATTACTGATTGGGTTAGCGTTAATACGAATATCTTCTATCTTTGATAATTCACCTTCACCGGCACAATATAAAAGATTAAGATATTGCTTTTCACCATCACTAATTACATGGCGGGATAATAATAATCCAGCACTTTTCATTCGGCCATATGTTACGGCTAAAGGGTAGCCCTGCCCAGTAACAGTTTCAGTACCTCCCCAGCCATATGTATTTGACTGTTCGGAATTCGAACGGTCAACCTTAGGAGCAGTTAACTTTGAAATGATAACATTACCTATCATCCCTACCGCCATAGCAATTATTGACCGCCAAATTAAGCTTTTGATACCAAAGATAGCACCCGAAGCGATACCGCCGGTAAATACAGCCATCCCTATCGATAGAAGAACACCAAAGAACTTACCCTCAACTCGGGGCATTACTACAATGTAGTCTTCATCGTTTACAATTGTATCAGGCGCTGCTTCATGTCCATTTACTGAGTACGCCCATTCACCAGGTGCGCTGAAGTAATAGCTGATAGACTTGCCCTGTTTAAATGGCAAATATTTTGTATCCCGTTGCTCCGGCTTGAACGGATTATTTACAATGATTACATTAACCATCTGCTACTCCTTCCTTTCATATATGTGCTTCAATCGAGGCACGTACTTTGATATGTGCTCTATACAGGTGCCGCTGTGTTCAGTAGCGTGTATAAATTTACCCTCGCCAAGATAAACCCCTACATGATCGAGATTTTTACCATATAGAGCAAACACCAAAACACTCCCTGGCATTGGCTCACGAACCTCGCGCCATTCATCCATTTGGATTTGGGTATATTCGGGTAGTGGTATTCCACTACGCCGATATACCTCAACAACTACATCCCAGCATTTCATTTCTGAGAATGGGATACCTATCATATCAGTCAAGTCACTTATTGGATGCATACAGTCCTCCTTGCGGGATAGTAGGTTCTCCGCCAAATCGTGTACTGTTCCCCAATTCACGGCATCGCGCTAAGGTTTTATTGCATTGATTTTCACGGCCCTTATATCCGCACTGAACGCCTTTAAACTTGAACGGGCAGAAATCCTTCATCACACGGATTAACGGGAATCGTCGAGTAAAGCTAAAGTCAGTACCCAGTGTAAACTCCATCCATTCTGCGTTTGCATGAGTTCCCGTAATTACGAAATGCTCCTCTTGCTCGCACACATCAGGTATGTTCGTATTCACTACACGAATGATGACATTGGCTCCAGTGAATCCATTATTAGACTCTGCCATACGCTGGATTGTCCGAGTAACGTTAGATACAGATAACTTAATATTAGGCAAATCCGTTGCGTTCTCGGTGACATCTTGAATGGTAAATGGAAATGCGATATAGGTATTGCCTTGAAATTGGATATTCTCCGTATTGTATACCAATCGAATCGTATCTCCTTTATAGGATATTTCTAACAGCATTAACCACACACCTGTGGCCGATATTTGGTTTTTCTCTAAAATCGATGCCGTTGAGAGCGGTAACATGTTATACCTCCTGTAATTTCACGGTTCCCATCCATACTCCGTAGTCATTCGCCGCAAAGTCTAACTGATCAGCAAATCGTACAGTTAGCGTTTCCCGTGTTTCTGGATGTACCCAGTCGAATACACCCGAACAGTTGACGACGTCATAGAACGCCCGAAGTTTATAGTAATCAGTTGTTGGCAACTTGTACCCTACGGAATATGTCCGCCGGGTCCTTGTCGTCTTCTTCCTGGTGATCAGCGTCATGTTTTCAACTTGGCCTTTATACGAAATATCTGGAGTAGTCTCCTGAATTGGATATATCGGCCATCGAATATCTGGAAATACTGCCATAGTTATACTGCGGATGCCTTGATGGCGTCACGCATACCTCCTTTGTTTGATTCCATAGCACGAACCACTACATCAATAACATAATTCTCACCATCGAACCGAGAGTTCTGTTGCTTACTTTCAAGTTCTTGGCCAGACTGATTAACAATATTAACAACTACGTTGTTACTTGTAGTGCCGCCCATCAATCTACGGGTTTCGCTTGCGGTATAAATGCGATGTGATCCAGAGGATTGTAATAATTCTGGCCCGTTTTCACCAACCAGCATAAGTCCTGGATTTGTTTTTCCTCCGGCAGCGAATCGATTTCCTGTAAATGCAGAACTAAACGAACTACCGCCGGCAAAGGACGACGTCCCTTTTGCAGCACCTAGTGAGCCAATACCACTTACTGCACCACCAAATAATCCTTGCAACTTAGGCATGACATATTGCTGGAACGTTAACTGAATCATCATCTTAATAATGGCGTTCGTCATATCCTTGAATATGTCCTTAATGCCTTTACTAAATGATTTCGTTCCTGTTGCCATAGCTTCGAGATTGTTTGTCCATGCTGAATTGATAGAGCTCATCGTACTGTCAAAAGTCGATTTAGCTAAATCAGCATAATTGGTAGTCTCTTGCTTATATTGGCGTGCGGCTTCTTGTAGGCTCGTTTTCAGACTGCGACCTGCAAATTCCCATAGCTTTTGTTGAGACTCTAATAGGTTCTTTTCAATTTGCAGTCTTTGCGTAGCCGTTAACTGGGCCTCATTGACTTCACTCCGTGCATAGTCAATATAGGTCTTTAACTCTTCAGCAAGTAAGGCGTCCGCATCACTGCGAGATAATCGACCAAGTGTAACCATATTGGTTAAGTGGTCAACGGTTTCACTCGTTTGCGTGTAGGCTAACTCTCTGATTTTCTGCTCCGTATCAGATGCTAATTTTAAACGCTCTGCTTGAGCTTTCTTTTCAGCAAGTTCCTTATCGCCTACTGCCTTTGTGTACTCACGAACGTTATCATCAATTTGGGCCTTTTGTGCTTCGGCTTCAGCTTTGAGTAATTGCAAGCGGTCGCCCGTGCGTTCAAGATCGAGTTTCTTAATATCCTCGTTCATCTTGCGAACGCGGATAGTCTGATTTCGTTGTGCTTCAGCTAATCGCTTTTGGTACAGCTCTTCGTTTTTAGCACGAACAGAAGCAGTTAGGTCAGACTCAGCTAATCTCTTAGCATTTTCTGCACTGCCGACAGAATCAGCAGTGGCGCTTGATGTAGCACCTGCATACTTAGCTGTGTCAATATATCCTGTAATGGCACCGAAATCTGCGGTAACAGATGGCTTAGCGACCACTCCGTTTGTATTAGCACCCGTATAGCCTCCGTTCCCGTCACTAATAACAATGTGATTGTCGCCGAGTACGACAACACCATCGCCAGCTTTAGGAATATATCCGTCACCTTCTGGATGCCAAGCCCCTACAGCAGCCGCCGCTTCCCATAGCTTATCGACTCGACGAGGTACGTCCGCCCCGAGTGACTGTTTAACTGCATCAGAGAATAGCTTTCCGCAATCCGTAGCCCAGGTGCCATCTGCTCCTAATTTGTATGCTTTGCCTAATTGCTCATTAGCTGCTTCTAGTACACCCGCAGCTTGTCCTATAGCACCACTATTCACGCCTGAAACAGAGCGAATAATATCACGAATATTTTTTTCGTTTGACTCAAACTGGTTCTTAGCAGTTAGCTTATCGATTTCGTATTGGCTTCCGTCAATTTGTAAGCTCTGCAAAGTAAGAGATCGATACAACTCAGACATACGCTCTACGGCGCTTGCTAACTTCTCGGCTGCTTGTTGGGCTTTCTTTGCAGCCTGCTCTTGGGCTTTGGCCGCTTTCGCTGCCTCTTCATTCGCCTTATTGATAGCCTCGGTATTGGTTAATCCGCCATTAGCAAGGTCGTCTAGCTTATTCTGCATTTCCTTCTGCGCGGCTTCAGCTTTTTTTTGAGAGTCTTCTAAATCAGCTTTAGCTTTTTTAGCGGCTTCAATTTCTTTTATCTCTTGTGCGGTTGCCGCACGTGGAGAAGGAAAAAGTACTCCATCATCAACTATATATTTTGCATCTCTGAGCTTATTCTTAACCCGGCGGCCTCTATGCGTGATGATATCCTTATCTCTACCTGCTACACCGTTTCTGCCGCCTTCGTACACCTTGTATCCAGCAGATGTAATGACTCCAGTATCATACTTTGCCGACTTTGCGGTCCATGCATAATTTATTAACGCCTTTCCCGCCAATCCTATAGCGGCAGCTAACGCCACCCAGGGACCTGCCGCCGCAATTGTAGCTAACTTCATAAAGCCCAATGCGGTTGTCGCCGATCGGATAATAGTAATCGCCGTTCCTGCTTCAACTCCGAATTTAACAATACTAGCTATAGCCCCTTTTTGTTCTGCTGTCATAGCCTCGAACCTTTTAGCAGCACCCAGTATTTCCTTTGCGTAGTCGTTAAATACAGGAACTAACTCATGGCCGATAGATACCGCAAGCCGTTTACCAGTATTTTCTAAATCTTTTAACTCCCGATTTAGCTTTGCGGATTTAGCTGCAGTCTCGTCGTCGATGATAAGGCCCATTGCTTTGGCACGTTCAGCCACCTTGTCCATCTGTTCAGCGGACATGTTTAGCATGGCGTGCATCTGATACCCAGTACGTCCAAAGAGTTCCATTTCGACACGAGTCTTTTCAGCGCCATCTTTCATGCCTCTTAGACGTTCCTGTATCATCTTGAACACTTCAACGGTATTCTTACCCTTGATATCTTCAAGGGTGTAGCCTAATTTACTGAATATATCAGTACCAAGTTTTCCCTCTGCCCGTGCGACTTCCATTTTCTCTTTGGCCGCTCCGACATTTTTTGAAAACTTAGCAAATGCACCAGCACTATCCTCCATAGCAATACCCATATAATTGGCCACTGCTAATAGTTCGCTGGTTTCTTTTGCCGTAGCACCAGTGATACCGGATAATTTCTTAACGGCTACATCCCATTGAATAGCCTCTTTGGCTAATTTAGCACCGATGCCTACAACGCCAACACCGGCACCTATCGCCATGAGGTCATTCTTCATTTTGCCAAGGGCGGATTTGGCGCCTTCGGCACTAGCTGTAATTTTCTTGAGTCCGGCTTCCGTATTTTTATCTGTCAGCTGAACGACAATATCAATTAAATTATTGGCCATTCTTGTGCGCCACCTCCAATTCTTTGGCTTCTAATAATACGAGTAAGTCGATAAGGTGTGGTAGTGGCTCGATGCCGTAAGCCTTCGCCACTTCTAATACCGCCGGCATATCGAATCCAGCGACCCCGCCAGAATGCCAACGTCGCTGCATTCGGCTTGCGTTATATACTCGCATGGCTTGTCTCGTTCCATCTAGTTGCTGCGGGGAATTAAACTCACACTCCGAACAGTCAAAATGCTGTTTAGTCTCACGCTGCATCTTGATACAATCAGAGCAATACTTTGGCTTATCGGAGTTAAGCCAAAGTATTGCATCAATTAGTTTTTTTCGATTTCAGCCTTTTTTTCGTGAGTAAACCGCATTGTATCAAGCGCAATTTCCATAAGATCATTATCTGGTGCTGCATTGATTTCATCTTCAGTCAATCCGTAGATATGCTGCATAATCCATTGCGCAAGCTCACGAGAACGTAATAGGCGTTCTGTATCCGGTGCTTCTTCCGGAACTGGGGTATACAATGGGTCTAAACCAGATTTAATTAATTCACCACGTTCAGCGAATGTTAAGCCTCTTACTTTGATATCTTCAAATGCCATATGGGCACCTCCTAGTATTGCTCTTGATTATTAACTAATGTAATGATGGATGCGGAGCGACCAGCATCTGCACGATAGTATGCTTTAAACGGCAATTCAATATTAACGCCACGAGGACCGTCGATGCCTGGAGATTGTCGTTCGTACACAAGTTCAGGCAATTTGAATGTAAGCGACCAGTCATCTTGTTCAAGTCGCAATTCCAAGCTGGATTCCGTGCCATTAACGGCTTTGTTTAACAAGTCCTTGTTTTGGAAGAACGCTTTAATCGTACCGGAAATTGACACAATACCTGGGTCGATGTATGTTCTAAAGCCTTTACCGCCGATAGCGTAAGAATCACCATCCAAGCCAAAGTCAAAGTTGATGTCGCAGCTCAAAATATTGGCCACAGTAACTCCGCCCTCTTTGATAGTCGCGTTAAGATTTTGGAACGGTAGGAAATTAACTGCTTTTGCTGCAACGTCGAATGTAGTAGCTGCCAAAGTTTCCTTGCATCCCATCACATCAACGGATGCAGTTAATTCAGCGTCACCGCCGAATTTAAAGCCCAATTTACTAACACGAACACCAGAGAATTGTTGGAATACGTTAACATCAGGGTACCCCTGTTCAATAGTTAGCGACGGCATTGTGTTGCCGATTTTAAATACATGTTCCGACTTCTTATTTGGCGCTTGGCCAGTTGTGTTAGAAGTCGGTTGACCAAATGCAGCTTTTAGCCAGTAGCCGATGTCGACTACACCAACAGGCACGACCAAACTACCGGACGTGTCAATGTTGCCACGGAATGGAGCTGCGGGATTACGATCACCACGGATTACCGTGGAGTCGTTTAAATTTTGACTAGCTTTTATGGAGCTAGATATGATTGGCGTGATTACGCCGCCAGTAGATGGCGTTGTACCAAAATCCGCCTCAAACGCTATCGCCACATGGGACTGAGAGCCCTGTGCACGTTTCGCTGTTGCCATATGCATTTCCTCCTTTAATATTCAATGTTCCCGCCAATCACGTGCGGGATTTCTATAGTAGCTGTTAAACGTCCAGTAAACACCGGACGCCAATTCATTGAGTCTAATTCATAATCAATGCCGATTACCGGAAACGCCGGATTCACCTTACAAATGCACTCAATGATTAACTGCCCTAGGTTATCTGATTCTAGCGCTCCATCATACCGAATAATATTCTTAATCCGAGTTGCACCTTTATGGACGATACCCCATACAATCATTAACGAGTATGTGTAGGTATCAGCAAGCCCTTCGTTCTTATTACTCGGTAGTAATATGATGCAAGGGCAATCTTCTTCGAGCGGTGCATCGACATCGTCGTAGCCGATATACAGTTGCGCCGGCTTTCCGTATTTGTCATTGCAAAATTTAGTCAACGCTTCATCATTCGCTAGGGCTTCAGCCCAACGTTCAACGATGCGTGACAGTGGAATTGTCTGTTGCATCAAATCACCTTACCTTGTAGTTACGTCGAGATGCAGATTGTGCAGCTGGACCATAAATAGCGTAGTCGCCTATCTTACCCTCGATATAAGGTTTAAGCTTAGGCTGTAACGCAGCTTTCATAGGGCCATAAGTATGACGCGGCTGAATTTTGAACATCGATTTGCCCTTTGGCAATGGTACACCTGCAGCAAATAACTTCTTGCGCATAGGCTCTGTAATCTGCTTGGTGTAACCTTCCTCGATGCGTTCACCTAACCGTTTAGCCGAATTAGATAACCACCCAACTCGGACGGATTGCTTGCCCTTGTCATACTGGTATCCAACTGCATTTGATAACTTACCGAGTGGACTATAGCCGATTGTCCTGGCGCTAATGCCCATATCAAGTAAGGCATTTCGCGATTTAGAGCCCCAGGCCTCTCGTTCAGCTCGTCCGCCACTTTGGTATGCTTTGCGAAGTTTCGCTCCGAATGCTGACTCAAATGCAGCACGTCTTGCGGGTGCCATGAAGTTAGGATACTTACGTCCACCTGGTGCACCTGACCTGATGCCTTCTTTAATTTCCTTTTGCATCCTCCATCCCGTGGATTTTAACGCTTTACGCATCCAATCTGGTTTGGTTTCCGCGATGAAATTCAGATACGGTGTGGCTGTGTCTGTAATCGTAATAGGTTCATTACTCACGGTCTCACCGCCCTTACGTTATGGATGATTTCCAAACAATACATCGTGCCGTCAAAGTTGGAAATGTGATCAACGTACCATTTCTCGCCATTGATATACACTTCGTCTTTTGATCGTGGTTCAGGAACATCCTTAGCACGCACCCAGATTTGAGCTTTATCAGCTAATGCTTTATCAACGAATCCTGAACCCTTACCATCATATTCACCGATTTCCACGCTAGCTTTTATAGATTGCCCCTTATAATCAATTCGTTCACCAAATACAGAAAGCAGTGCATTAGGTCTATATCCTAATTTCATAGTGCCTTACCTCCTATGGAGTAGGCGGGCGTATGCCCGCCTTTACATTACTTTTCTACATTTGGCCAAAGAGCTACATCAACGGTCTTAGCACTTGCAGATTTTGCAGAAATGGCAATGCCCAATACTGGATTTGTGTCTGTTTTAGTTGCACGCTTTTGCATTTTATCAAAATACACAACATCACCTACCGCGAATGCATCTGCCACAACCGCATCAACTGTAAAACATCCTGTGACCTTAACCGCACCGATTGCACCAGGCGCGATATCAGTTATTGCCACGCCATGCATTTTGCCGACAGGGACAATGTCCCCTACGGCAATCATATCGGATGCTGTATTTTTAAAATCAATGCGATCTAATTCTTGAATGAATTGTGCCATATCTAGTTACCTCCTAAATCAATTACTAATTATTTACCAGGGTTTTTATACAAACCGCGGAAGTCGAGCGCAGTTGCGTTGCAATCCATTGCTACTTTGTACTCGATGCCGTCAACCTTGAAGCCTGTTTGCGTTTCTAAACGAGGTGTTTCAACGCCATTTAAGTACGTTACTTCGATAGTTTGAACATCTGTAGGACGGGATGCCAAATACCAAGCATGCGGATCCGTTAATGCCGCATCTACAACGATGGTGAATCGACCACCGAATGGATTAACTGTATCATTGCTACGAGCTGGATCCACTGTGGATTTAACCAATTCGTAAGCCAATGCTTCGAGTTCTGGCGGAATAATCAAATATGTAGGTGCGATGTTCAAATTGCGATTTTCGCCAATATGCTTTTGACGGCGCATTGCCGCTACACCCGCAGATAAAGATGCAACACTTAATTCAGCACCAGTAGCCGCCAAGTTGCCTCTGTCAGTACCGAATAGCGCTTTACCGTCACTCAATACGGTATTACCTGTTAGCAACCCGTACACCATGCTGTTGATGGTATCCTTTGCAGAACGACCAAATTTGGAAGCGATATCTTTGAACACACCCAAATCATCATTGATGATAGCTTGTCGTGTTAAGCTGAATGTACGACCGTATGTTAATACACGAACGTCGTTACCAGCTTCTTCCAACTTAGAATCCTTGAATTGTCCACCTTCAGGAACGAGTTTCAATTCAGCTGTTTCAGAAAGTAAAATACGTTTTGCCGGTTTGAAATCACGGTTACTACCTTTGCCGGTCCATGCATCGAATGTAGCCGGTGCGGTTTCATAGCCTTGTACCAAGGATTTATTTGCTACGTTAGACAAAGCAATTGGGAATGTGGATGTGGAGTTGATAGCTTCACGAGCCAATTCCAAACGGTCAGCATAGTTAGCGGTTAAGCCTTCACGAACTAAGGACTCACGAGCTAATTCCATCAAGGACATAGAACGAAGTTCATTTGCGCCTGGTGCAGGGTTCGCAACAGGGATGCCTGCAGACATCATCAAAGCATCTTGCATAGCCATGCGGAACTTATCAGAATCTGCTTCACCAACTTTAACGGATACTGGTTTATTGCGTTCACGCAACGCATCCATTACTGCCTCACGAACTTCGGCAACAGATTTGCCGGATTTGATAAATTCATCTACGCCATCAACTTCAAAGTCGCGGCATAAACTTGTGATTGTAGATACGCGTTCACGTTCTGCCGCAATCAACTTCTTAGCGTCATCTGCATTAAAACCTTTAACTCCGGACTCTGGTACTTCCGGTACTACTTGTGGCACGTTTTGCTCAGTGCCTTTTGCTTTTGCATCACCTTTCATAGGTTCCTCCTCATTATCATCTACACTTCTGCCTACCCCTACAGTCGGATCTGCAGGGACGGACACAACACTAATCTCCAATGGTTCCCAATATGTAATTACGTATGCTGGGCCTGTAAACCGGCCATTGGAACTTTTAGAATCGGAATCGATTAATTCCTCATATCGACTTATGTCATATCCGACACTCACACCTTGTAATGTGCCTTTTATCACTTTTTGATAAATCTTTTCGGATTCATCATCTTCATCGAATCGAACAATCGCCTTGCCGCGATTATCTTCAATCCACACTTTATCGACGTGACCAACAACTGCGCTGCGGTCATGGTTGAATAGCAATGTACCTAAACCGTTATTAAATCGGTCTAAGTTAACGCAGCCTTCGTCATGACACAATATCTCTGTTCCGAACCATCTTTCATATGGTTCTTCAGAAGAAAAGGACAATTCGACGGTACGGTCTTCGTTCGCTTCGATGTTTGTAATTTGCGCCTCTCGGGCATATTTACCTAAGAGCTGCTTTGCAAATTTCCCCACTAGCTATCATCTCCTTTCATATCAGTGGTGTTATCATCCGCTAGATTCGTTATGTCCCCATTCATATCAAGGGCAACACCCAATTCCTTAATGCGGTCCTGTTCCAGCTTCCGCTGTTCAAGTACTTCTTCCCAGTCCTTACCAGATGCACTACATACGTCTTCGAGCGTTGTGAGTCCTGCCTTAATGGCTTCCTTGTTAGCATTAACTTCCTTAACAGGGTCAATCCAAGACCAGCCTGGAGCTAACCACGCTACTTTCTTATAAAGTTTTGGGTTTGCTGCATAGTCATTGGCCGGGATAATTCCCTTTAGGTAGCATGCTTCAATGAAAGCCCGCCATACAGGCATACAAAAATGCTCGATTATAAAACGCTGCATCTGCTTGAACGATTGCTGGTCCTCCAGCATATTCTGCCGAGCTGCGGAGAAGTTACCACTAATGTTGCGCGTCACTATGTCCGCGCTTAGACCCATACCCGACGCTATGCGTCTTGTTTGTGTCGCTGAGTATTCTGATGCGGTTCCTGCATTTCGCTTAGGTTCCGCAAATGAAATTGATTCACCTGCACGTAGATGTTGGATAATCCCTGGCGCCATTGAACGAACTTTCTTGCCTTTACTGTCGATCTTATTTGCAACCATCGGGGCGGTCCCAGTATTACTTGTTACAAACGCGCCGAAACATGCGGCTACACGAGCCGCTATAAGGTCAGCATCCATATATTCATCTACGTCGTGAATACGCTTTAATACGAGAGCTAACATACTAACCCCGCGCAATTCACTAGGTCTACGAGGCTTATGTAACAGGAAAGCCCTATTACTTGGTAATCGTGCCTCATTAAATGACCGTATTCCTAACGGGTCTGTTTGGAATACGTGATACGCTATCGGTCTTCCGTATTTATTAACTTCCACGCCATTAACAATACTATTGCCATTCTCGCTTACCGATACGGCTCCGATATTCTCGCCCTCGATAAGCTGTAATGATAGTGGTATATCTGCGCCTTCGGAGGTCATATTAACTAGGATTTCTCCATCATAGACCATTCGGCGCAGAGCCATTTCTTGCAACTCGTAGAACGTGGATATTCCTCGGATATCCGCATTCTCTTTATCCACCCAGTCAGACCAAGCCTCCTCAATTTTCTTGTTGAGTCTTTCATTTAGCTTTCCTGCTTTGGTCTTGATTTTGCACTGTGGCTTTATTCCGGTACCTACTACATTCCGTAGTAATGCCAATACAACACTTTCAGCAAGGTCACTATTAAGTTCTGCTGCACGTGCACGACCTCGGATCAAATCACGTTGGCCTGATGCTACTTGTTCAGCTGTACCAAATACTGGCATCCAGTCGCCACTCAATCGGTCGGTTGATGCCGCATCATATCCACGTTCAAGCGAACTACGGAAATATGCTCTACGGGCAGCTCGTTCTGGATTGAAATATGCTATTACCTTATCGAGTATGTTCATCGTCGCTCCCATGACACGTATGATGTCGTGCTATTACCTTCCTCATCATCAACGCGAGACATTAACTCACGTTCACGGGCGTATAATGTCGGCAGGTCATGCGTCTTAAATCGCTTACCACCTACAGACATCTCAGCGTATCCATTCGTCTCAATTTCCTCGATTATCGTTCGAATACGCTCCAAGTCTTCTCTTGCGCTCATGGTCTCACCTCCTTCTTAACTAAACCAACCTCGGCTATCTGCATTAAAGTCTTCATCATCCGTATCTTCGTCCTCCTCATCGGTATCCAGATTATATTCGGGTAAGTATTTAACACCTACCGAGTCCGCCACCATGGCGTTGTATACACACGTATCCAACAAGTGATTTGTTGGATGACTGGTTAATGGTTTCCATTGCACTGTAACTACTCCGGTCTTTACATTTCGGATTTCTTGCTTTTCCTCCGACCGAAGGTGCTCCGAATATTCCTCTGGGCAATCCTTAAATAAATGGATTGTGCCAGGCTCATTAGCCGGACGTACCATACGTGCAAATATAAAGTCCTTCCAGTAATCGGTATTCACTACGTACAGCTTCATGCCTCCGATGACGCCCTTCTCGATGCTGCTCATCTTATATGGCGGAGCTAGAGGACTGTGTGATGAATCACCTTTAACTGGCACGCATACTTCTGGGTACTGTGCGCAGTACTGATATACTTCATCTGTTCGATAGCCACTATCGATACCGGCCCTCACAATCTTACGGGCCTCACCATACTCTGATGGATATTCTCTATCGATGAGTATCTCGGTTAAGTCTGACCAACTACTTGCTTGACCATAATCGACTAAGTAACTTGATACACCATGAGCGTAGGCTCTAACCTCCCACCAGAAATGATCTTGCTGCACGTCGACAGAGGCGATAAGTAGTGGCGCATGCTGTGGCACAATACCGCGAGGAACTTCCGACTGCGTAAACACGAGGTTCTGCGTGCTTTTAGTTTTCGCAGATTTCCACGGCTCCGCTAATCCAGAGTTGATAAAATTCATCAACTCACTTGGCTTATCCTTTGATTTAACAAACTCATATGCCACATCGCCAAAGGTAACCCATGGAGAGTAAAGGGATGACATATGATAGGCAACCGACCGGACGACTCGGACTTGTGATTCATTCACCGCACGCCATTCACCTTGCCGGAGCATATCCATCTTGTGCTTATCATCAATACGTTGCTTACAATGTTCGCACTCATAATATGCGGTATCACGTATCATATCCGCATTGCCATGGTGTTCCTCCGGCCATTTTATCTGTTTGAATTTGAGGGTCTGCGACACCCCGCAATGCGGACATGGCACGTAATACTGCTTACGTTCATTTGCGTCCATATATGACTGCCAAATATTGCCACTCTCAATCGTAGGAGTTGACACTCTTACAATTTTCTTATCAACGAATGTCTTAGTACGTTCTTCAGCCAACTTAATTGGATTCGCTTCCTTACCGGAGAAAGCTGGATACTTATCAATTTCATCGAAAAATAAGTACTTAATTGACCGACTCGATAAGCTGCTTGGTGAGTTCGCCCCTACGAGCACCATGTAGTTCCCATTAACGAAGTCTAACTCCAGCAGCTTACTGCCTTCGTCATACATATCTGCCAATGGTTCCACGCTTCTAATCATTGGCTGCACACGTTTATCGCTAGCGAATTTCGCGATTGTATCTGTAGGATAAACCATCATGACTGGTGATGCGGTTTGGTGTAGCGCATACCCAATCATATTAAGCTCAGCTTCCGTCTTACCAATCTGTGCCCCGAAACATAACGAGATGCTTTCAATAAGAGGGTCCGTGAATTTGTCCATAGGCTCCTTGAGATAAGGTGTCCGCGCTGTACGCCATCGTCCAGGTTCGGCAGATATATTAGTCAGTACCCTGTACTTATCTGCCCATTCTGAAACGGTGTATCTTTCAGGTGGCTTGAATGCCTCTAATTCCTCAGGGAACCAGTCAACCTTTGGACTTACCTTTTCCCGTAGCTTTGACTTTCGGCGTGTACTCGCCTGCGCGTGCGTAGCTTTCGAGGTATTCTTCGACAAGGCCATTCACCACCTTTTCTACACGAGCACGTTCCTCAGGATCCGTGAATTCACTTCCAATACGCTTACCTAATTTGGTAAATGATGTCTTCATCTCCAATACTCGGCTAGCCCATGCCTGTGCAACATCAGCACGAGGGACATATTCTCCATTAAGCACATCTAGCATTTTCTTTTCACGCGCGGCCTTTGCTTCTTTATAATCTGCTTCGGCTTCTAACTTACGAGTTGATGCGGATTTGCTTTTAGCGTTATCACCTTTCGCCTGTCCTAAATACACGAGGACTTCCCGGAGATTCCACCAACCTACAGAGGCTTTAGGCATCCCTGCTTTATGATGTCGAGAAATAATTTCCGGAGTGACCCGCAAGAGGTCACATAGTTGAGTGCTGGATACGAGCAGATTGCCTGCAGCATCAAATTTCACTCTCGGTTTTGTGTCCGCCATAGGTGTACTCCTTTCTAAATTCGTCTTTCTACATTCAACAGGAAAATTTTTCTCACAGAGAGAGGACCATCGCGCGGGGGCGACCAGCGGCCATTTTTCGCCCGCGGAGTACCTTTTCCAAATTTTTATTTTCTCAATTAGGAATTATCATTGATACTCAATAAGAAAAAGGGTAGACCTCAACTAAGTAAGGTCTACCCCGGGGCAGTGCAGCAGGCAGACATATTGTGCGGGCCAGACACTGCCTGCTATCTACTACATTTACATTATATTAAATTAAGAGTGTGCCATTCTATGCCATCTTTTCAAATTCAGCTATTGCTTTCTTGTGAAGTCTGTGAACTTGTCGCCACGAATACCCTAGTTCGACAGCTATCTGCTCCCATGGCAATGCATTAATGTATCTGAGATTCAGTACATCCCTGTATTGTCCGTCAGTTATTTGGTTGATGACTTGCTTGACCTTGTTTCGAGAATCAATCAATTCATCCCATTCTCTGTTCAGCTCCTCCCTACATTCTTGTAAGTGCTTACTGATTCGTGGCATAGCATCTCCCGATTCACATATCTGTATAGCTTCTGAATGTAAATCTCGGTTAATCGCACTTAGCTGAATCTCTAACGCACGCATTCGCTGCTCAGTATGGCGGACAGCTTGTAATTCTTCATTAGCCATCATATGCGATAACCCCCATATTTACTGATAATCATCTGTGCTCGTAGTAATCCGTCAATGTATCCGCTTTCACGAATCCTATCATCTAGCATAGGTGATCTCAGTTGTCTATTACGGGCTCGTATGATGGCAAGACTTAAATCTGACTGTATGGCACCTACAATCACATCTGACCTGCTTCTACGCTTTTGCATCCTTTACCTCCATACGTTCGACAATATCCTCGATGGCCCCGATTAATCCTGCCATTATAAATTGATCCATATTAATCATCCTTTCTGTATTTATCGATTCTTGCTTTTAGGCTTTGCAGCACATATTCCTGCGCTCGGTCTTTTTGGGCTAGCGCATCCATCATATCCTCATCACGAGTTCCCTCACATATTAGATGATGGATAATTACCTTCTCCATTTGACCTTGGCGATGTAACCGCTTATTAGCTTGTTGATATAACTCAAGACTCCAGTTTAACCCGAACCATATTACATGGTTACCGCCGTCCTGTAAGTTAAGCCCGTATGCCGTACTAGCCGGATGTGCTAATAGAATATCAATCTCTCCAGCATTCCACGCTATCTCATCATCGGCACCTTTTAGTTCACAGACTCTTAATTTAGTCTTAGCTAATGCTGCTTTTAACCGTTCACAGTCATGCTTGAAGTTATAAAACACTAATGCAGGCTTTCCGTTTAACTGTTCTACAAGTTCCATAAAAGCCTCAATCTTACAGCCATGTATCTCGTGAACGTTCCTATCGCCATCATATACGGCGCCATTCGCTAACTGTTGTAGCTTTGTAGATAATGCTGCTGCACTCAAAGCTGTGATATCTTCGCCAGCTTCAATCAACTCTAATACAGATGTGCGTTCCATATCTTCGTAGGCTTTTTTGGCTTTCGCATCTAACTGCACATATTTAATATCGTTGATTACTGGAGGTAATTCCAAATAGTCATCAGCTTTCATGGATATGCATAACCCAGATATTGCCGCCATGATACTGTCATTTGAATCGGATTTAGGTTTATAGGAGTACACCATTTCGCGTGACCTCTGATCGGGCTCGAAATAGTAATCTCTAAATCCTGTATACGTTTTCCCTAATGACTCACCGCGGTCTAATAAATACACTTGGGCCCATAGATCGATTAATCCGTTAGGGGCTGGCGTACCTGTTAACAATACCATTCGCTTGATGTGGTTATGCATATAGGCTAATGATTTAAAGCGCTTAGCTGTGTGGCTCTTAAAAGAACTAGATTCATCCACAACTACCATATCAAATGGCCATGCATTCTTATAGTAATCAACTAACCACGTTACATTCTCACGATTGATAATGTAGATATCAGCTGGTGTGTTTAAAGCCTTAATGCGCTTTTTCAGACTACCTAATACAGTAGATATTCTTAATACACCTACGCCGTCCCATTTTCGTGCTTCTCGTTGCCATGTAGCCTCCGCTACTTTCTTAGGCGCTATGATTAGCACTTTACGGATGGCAAATCTGGAGTACTTCAATTCGTATATGGCAGATAACGTGATAATCGTTTTCCCTAAACCCATATCCAGGAATAACCCTATCTTATTTTGATTAACGGTCTTGTCGATACAATATCGCTGATACGCATGCGGAATAAACTGCATTACGCTTTCACCCCGAATTCTTCCGTAAATTGTTCCAAATAACCAGCCACCGCATCTGCACCTTTTAACACAAATACTTTTTGATTTAGCTTTTGAAGTTCACGGGCTTGGACACCCTGCAATCGCGAAAGTACGCCTTTGGATGTCTTCAATTCTACGAAATGGATAACACCATTTGGCCATATGACGATTCGATCAGGCACGCCGACATTACCAGGGGATACAAACTTATACGCTTTACCTCCTGAACGTTTGACGCCTGCAACTAATTTTCTCTCGATATCCTTTTCTAACATTTCTCACCTCTGAAATCTTTAAACGTTAACATGTTTACATACGCGTATATGAGGGTTCAAATTAAGGCTGTAAAGGGCGTATTTTTTCTTAAAACTCTTTGTTTTGATATTTACCAGTATATAATGTTAACATTGTTAACCAACCTATATGAATATAGATAAATACTGACTTTATGCGTTAACATAGTACGTTAACATTCTCCGAATTCGTTAACATTCTAATGTTAACAAAAATACTGAGAATGTTAACGCTTAATTGAGAATGTTAACGTTATAATTTCAGTTTTGACTCGTTGATTCTGAACCCTCTTTGATGTCCATATTCACCAAATCTCATCAACTGACTTCCGCCCATTGTATATGGGGAGTCCGCCAGTATTTGATTAATTTCTCTGGTCTCGATTTTCTTCATGCGACTCGGGTCGTTACCAAAGCATTCCCACCATACCTCTGCCGCACAAATACGGTCACGATATACTAACTCTTGACCCTCGGCAGGTTTAGCATTCATGCTAAGATACGTCCTCCGGGCGCTCCGACTCATCACATTCCAATTTAAAGGCACTTTGATTAATAAAAACTCATTAATCAGTCCTGCTTTGGTATTTGATTCCATGTGCGCCTCTCTAGCCGCATCAGCCAGTTTTAGTACAGCCGGGTCATCCTCGATAATGAGGCTTTCCCCGCTTTTATACCGATACAAGGCCTCCGCCCATAACTGGTCAACTTCTCCTGGAAGATTAACAAATATGTTCTTTCGTGGAGTCGTCATCTCAAGATCAATAGGCCAAAATCGGCGATTACCTGTAATATCTTTTAGGAATTCATATTGATTCGTACTACCAAAAAATACACACTGCCGTGGATACTCTTGTGTACGTCGGCCATAAGCTTGACGAAATACATCTACTTGACGACTTAGAAATTGCTTGGACGCATTTTCTTCAGCCCTTGAATACCCTGCCATTTCACCAGCTTCTATAATCCATTTACCTTGAATGCCTTCCGCAGCTTCTTTACCCTCAAAGGTATTTAAGCCATCAGCGTACCACTTCTTGCCCATCGTGCGGATAAGAGTACTTTTACCGATACCTTGACCGCCAATAAGAATTGGCATCGTGTCATACTTGCATCCAGGCTCAAACGCTCGCGCTACTGCCGCCGTAAATGACTTTCTAGCGGCTGCACGGGTATACACATTATCCTCAGCCCCTAAGTAGTCGATGAATATGGTATCTAATCGGGCAATGCCGTCCCAGGATAACCCGTTAAGGTAATCTAGTACTTCATTAAATCCATTTTGCTCAGCGCACATAATGAGGGCATCCATGATTTTATCTTTGCCGGTGATATCATATTTATTTTCTAGGTACCACCGTAAGCCCGCATCATCTGCGTCTGTCCATATGCGAAGTCCTGGTGTTGGGTTCCATGGTAGGGCCCCTTTTGCCACGTATCTCGAACCAAATCTATCATAGGCAAGTCTACCGACAAGCGCCGGATCATGGTGCATGATTTTAAGCATGTTATCTAGTGTGTTCTTAGGTCGACCATTCTCGTCGTACTTTAGTGTCGAACTTTTCATCCAGTCGACGTTCGTTAACGCATTAGGATCGAGGTCGGATGTCTCAGCGTGAGCCGATACATCCATGATAATATCAGCAAATACATTTGATGCCGATTCTCGGGCACGGGCCATGTTGAGTTCGTTAACGACTACCGTATCTTGCATAGCTAGTTTAGCCATAGCCATGTAAGATGGCAGCTTATGCCCAGGTGTCCCATCCTTAGCAGTCTCGTCTAAGCTGTGGAACTTATGCAGCCGGATAAGGTCAAAGGCATTAACTAATTGACCACTACACGGGTCAGTATTATGGTGACTGAACAAGAATGTATCGTCATCATAGATAACCGCCCCGGCTACCGTTGAGCCGGTAACGAACGTTAAGCGGTCCTCGCTGCCGTCAACATCGACATATGCATGAGGTATGAATTTATCAATCGCCTCACGAATACCGTATATTCGACAAAAGGCACCCACGATACCTGGCTTTTCTCTCGGATCAGCTTGCTTTGCAAGTAGCTGCTTTTCATGTTGCGATGCTTCCTTACCTGGTACTTGTGGCCAAGAACGCACATCTCGCCAATCAGTATATTGGCTGAGCATACCGTCAGCAGATAAGAATGCCTTATCGCCTACGTAATATACATACTGTGCATCATTCGGACATGATGGCCAATACATAAGCCGAGAGGCCTCGAACGTAGTTCCGTCCATCATACCAATGCCGATGAGCTCTGCCAGCTTACGAGCAATAGGCTCATACTCATCAGGTGTCATCGTTCTATCAGTAGGGACGATAACACGTAACCGTGGACGATGTACCGTATGAGAACGAGTTGAGTAGATGACATAAGCCATGCCTAGGCTGTCAATCGTGCGAGCGACGTTCTCAGTTTCCCCAGGCGATATGGCATCCATATCAAGAGTAATCAGATCACGCCCAGACACGTTAATAGCTTTACGTTGTAGACCGTTTAACGTACCACCAACAAAGCCACCTATGTCCTTTAACTTGCTTTTCTCAGATTTTGGCAATCTGTGATATTCGTCCACGGTTTCTGTTGTACGAACGGGGATTTTGAGGCGTTCACAAAACTCGGACCATAACATCTCCGTACGGGTCCATTGCTTTGATGTGCGACTCGCACCGATACTGATGGTAATCAGTTTATCGTTTTGCAAGTGTATCCCCTCCTAATCTTTCATATAATAGTCGTTAGTAAATCCTGCGGATGATAATAGCAGCCCGTCTGCCCAAGGTATGGCGATTGAGAATATAGCATTAACATCATCCAATGTAGATTCTGCATTCTCCTTGTTGACTTCAAGTACAGCTTCATCGTGAATGTGCATAATAATTTGATATCCTACATCCGCCAATCGGCGTAATGTTAACGCTAAACAATCGCGAGCGACTGCTTGTGTGATGTTTTCGACTAATTTGCCTCCATAGGTGCTTTCAGTAACCCATGCAGCATTTACCTTAGTCTTAAAATGTACAGCATCCTTACCGAACGCATTCTGCTTAATGCTTGGGCTAGGATAAAATAGCTTACGTCCGCTAGGTAGTTCAATCGTCATATAACGGTAACCGTATATTGGATCAATTTCCAATCGGAACATAATGCCATGGTCAAGACCTATAGGATTTCCGGTAGTAACGGTGTATACGGTTGCATTCTCAACGGCATACCACAAATCTCGTATTCTAGGCGATGCGTTGCGCCATAAATTTACGATTTCAGGTAATTCCTCCTCATGGAGTCCCATATCAAGAGCTCCCATGGCTTTTAATGCGTTCACTCCGCCTTGATAGCCGAGTGCCAATTCAGCGACTTTACCTTTTTGTCTAAGGTGCCCATTTTCGCCATGCTTAACAACGGGAACACCAAACATCGATGATGCGGAAGCACAGTATATGTCTCCGCCCTCAGCGAATACACGTTGACGCCAATGTTCTCCTGATAACCAGGCGATAACACGAGCCTCAATAGCCGAGAAGTCGGCCACACATAATGTATTGTCCTTTTCAGCAATAATTGAGGTACGAATTAATTGAGATAGCGTATCCGATACATCGCCGTATAGAAGTTCTAATCCTTGACGGTTTTTGGTCTTAACGAGATGCCGAGCCGTGTCGAGGTTTTCAATGTAATTTCTCGGTAGGTTTTGCACCTGGATAAGACGACCCGCCCAGCGTCCGGTACGGTTAGCGCCGTAGAACTGTAATGTTCCTCTGAGACGAAGATCAGCGCCCATAGCACCATCCATCATCGTATATTTAGATACAGATGACTTAGCTAGCTTTTTACGAATCATGAGTACTTTTGCGGCAACGTCATCAGCATCCATCAAAGCATCAGCCACAGTGTCCTTAGTTAACTTCTCAAGACTGACATTAGTATTATTGTTTAACCAGTCAAGCAATTGATTCCGGCTGTTAGGGTTGCTAAGTCCTGTGATTTGGTAAGCCTCATTCATCAACATTTCTCGATTTTCCTCATCAATGTATAAGGCACCCTCAACCAATTCACGGTCAATGCGTACACCTCTACTATTGATTTGGATATCAAGATACCAATCTTTCCACGTATCATCAGGTACGGGGAATGAGGCTAATCTGTGATAACATTCCATCTCAGTGATAACGTCCTGGCGGTTGTACTCAATGAATGCATTCCACTTATCCATATCATGTCTAGGTAGATTACGGGTACGGCCCCCATTACGTTTGGTAGGCTTACATGGTGTACAAAAGTACTTGATAAGTGCTTTCCCCGATGTGTCCTTTTTCTTATCCTGAGGTAACCCCAGGGCCTTGCCGAGTAAGGCTAGGCCCATAGGATATCCTAGGTAGGCACCGTGAATCATCGTGCACTGCCACTGATCAACAGATGTGAGTAACCCTGCACGATTTAGACACGTAATTTCAAATTGTGCATTGTAAGCGTGCTTGATTACATCTGGGCTTAATAAATCACGAATTATACTGTCAGGAATTACTCCTCCCTGCGCTAAATCTACAACTTCAACAGGACCAAAGTCGTAGGAATACGCAAATAGTAATATAGCGAAATCAGGCGATTCAGTGTATTTGTACACGCCGAATGAGATATCAGTTGATGAATATGTTTCTATATCAATACTTAGATGCCTCATATCAGGCACCTATTAGTAAGGTTGACCAGTTACAGGGTTAATCCCTACAGGAGCTTGCTGTACAGGTTGCTGAGGTGTCGTAGCATATGCCGGTTGTACATAACCTTGTTGAGGTGCTTGTTGTTGCACAGGTTGACCTGCTGCTACTGGAGCACCAGTATATACATTAGCTGCACTACCTTGAGGTGCACCAAATACAGAGGATGCAGCAACGGGCATGCTACCCAACGCTTCACCATCGCGTACTTTTTGAACAGGGCCCAAACCACATCCGATACCAGTGGATTGATTGGAGTAGAAGAAGAATCGAACGAGTACATTGACATACATGCCGGAGTATACTTGTGTAGGATTTGTGAGAGGATTGCCTTGAAGATCTACTACTTCAACTTTATAGCTAGCATCTTGCGCTGCTGTAAATACCCAATGACCTTTACATTCAGGACCAAACTCCTTACCAGATTGTGTGTAACCATCACCATCATGAATTGGTACTTTAGGCTGTGCTGGAACACGTGCGCCGAATTTAGTACGAGCTGATTGGATAGCAGCTTCGATAGCATTCATGAGAGCTTGGTATTGAGCTACATCAGTTTTAGGTAAAAGAATAGTAGCTGAATATCTAGGTTTAGCACCAGGCTGTGTGGAATTAGCCCAAGGTTCTAATAGGTGACAATAGGATACACGAACATTTTGCAATAATACTTCAGTTGGTTGTGGAACGAATGACATAATTAATTACCTCCATTATTATCATTAGATACATTAAATATTTGCGCCGCAGTAGGCTGATTGGTGATCCGAGGGCGCTTATCGGATTCCTCAACTAGGGTAGGCTTGCCTGCTTTTTTAACAATCATATCGCCTACCATATCATTAAATTGGGTTTTACCGATGGTCTTTTCCATCTGTGCCAATGTTAATGTCTTGCGTTCATATAGAATGCTTTCATCGATGCCAGCTTTGATTAAAGTATCTATAGCAGCATCGGTGTCTTGAAATGCCCGACTACCACGACCCTCTACGGCTTTCCAGCCAGGGACTGTCACCCCATTAAGAGATTCAGTGAGCGCGTAGTCTTTCATATCCTCGAGCCAAGCAGCGACATCTTTCCCTCGACGAAGGTATTCACCGAGTTCTGTCATCGAGATAAGTCGAGGATCATGATTAGCAACTAGCGCACTGTGCAATGAGTCGTTTGCATCATATCGGGCTTTGCACTGTTGTTTTGCCCTGCAGAATCTGCACCAGTCACCGGGTTCAAATTTACCATTGCCAGACATAGCCTCATCTGCGCGAGGTTTGACAAATGTATTACCCCAATCCAGTAATTCTGCTGTAGGGATTTCCCATTCGCTGATATTATTAACACGGGGCTGCACGATAGTCATTTTGACCGTATTGAACATATAGAGTAATCTATACGCATCAATCGCGCCAAGGGCGTATAGCATCATTTGCGGATTGTGTTCCGCATCAACGACTACCCCTTTTCCGTGCTTATAATCAACGATGTGCAAGGTGTCGCCGGATAGAATAATACAGTCAGCTGTGCCGAATCCATCGGGTACATAACGGCTAAAATCAACGCGTTTTTCAATGGCCACTACAGGAATTGCCGTACAGCCTAACATAACGCCTTTGACATATTCGAGGTATGTTTCCGAGGTATCGTCCATTTCTGGTTGCCACAATTCATCTTTTTTGATTTTGTTGAACTTGCGAGTGTATGTGGATTTAGCCATGGCCGTGGTATACTTCTGCAGTTTTAACTCACACAGTTCGTGTGCCAGGGTTCCTTCCTTTGCATATACAGATGTACTATCGGGAAAGTTCTCCTCTAGGAGAGGGGCGGCTGTACAATGCAGCCACCGGTGCGACCCCGATGCGTTTAATAATGCATGTGATCGAGGTGCCATTAGATTCTTGCCCCCAATCCTCTAATTGCATTTACTAATTCAGGGTATCTGTTCTCAGGTACTTCACCCAAGTATTGAACACCGAATTGTGCCATTAATTGTTGCAGTTCTACAGCTTTCCCTGCGTCAAGTAATGGCGCAAGCGCCGCTTGAATTTCAGGCAATGTATACTTCTTAACTTCCTGAGATACTGGAGCAGTAACAGGTGTTTGCACAGATGCGGTAACTGTTTGTACCGGGGCATCAGTTGCCACGTTGACAGTTGGTGCCGTAACAGCTACTTGAGTAGGAGTAACTTGTACAGCTGCATTAGGTGCCGTCATGGATATGGAGTTTGGTTGCACAGCTACTGTTGTAGTAGGTACACCTTGATTTGCATCTTGCGGAGCTAGATTAGATACGCACATGGACGGTGCCGCTACTGTAGATACCACTGTATCTACCATGCCTGGGGCTTTATCATCCATTGCTCTATCGCTATCTACAAAACTTTTGAATTGATTTAACACAGCTTTTAGCTGATTATATACATCTAGTACATTAACTCCTTGAACTTCAACTTTAATCATTCTTTAACTCCTCCTGAATATTAATAATTGATTGGTTATAATACGATTCTTTTAACTCAAAACCTAAAGCCCTACGGCCCATACGAAGTGCCATAACTGGGACCGTACCAATACCAGCAAATGGATCAAGTACGATATCATTTGGATTACTCCACAATTCTATGCATCGAGCCACAGTATCTAACTGCAGCGGGCAAATATGACGTTCGTCCTTATTATCACGAGCTGCTTTATAATTCAGCGTATGTGTTTGGCGGATGTCAGCCCATACAGGATTAGCGTATCGTCGCCATACTTGATGGCTATACATAGGCTCCGTATTGTATTTTTGCTTTTTATCAAACAAATCTGGATTGGGTGCAGGTCGATCAATTCCTTTGATTCCCTCAGGTTCCTCTTGACCGAAAAACTGGGTAAACCCTTCCGGGTGTGCAATAGGTTCTGGATTGTCACCAGGTTTACGCAACGTCACGATGTAATCAGGCGCCCCCATTCTACACATGGCAGAATCTTTTACAATTTGTTTGTGTAAAAGCCCTAGCGCCTTTGTCCGAGTAGCCTCAATGAGAGGATCTTTCCAAATCGTGACTCGGGAATGCATCACGAATCCAGCATCCTGGAAGGCTCGAATAATGTCACCAGGAAAATCTTTCATTCCGATAACACCGTCCCTAGATTTCGTGAGTGGCAAATCCATACAATGAACTGATACTAATCGCCCAGGCATTATTACGCGGTATAGTTCTGTTATCAAGTACTTGAAGTGCTGCCAAAACTCGCTATCAGTAGATGAGTTGCCCATATCCCTATCAGAATTAGAGTAAACATACAAGCTACTAAATGGAGGGCTAAATATAGAGTAATGAACGCTATCATCAGGTAGCCCTTTCAGCACTTCTACTGAGTCGCCATTATAGATTGCAAATCGGGACTCAATTAACTGATTTAGCACGTTCACGTTGTAGGTCCTCCTTTGCTTTCTTATTTAGCGCTTGCAGCGTTGCGACTCCAGCAAGAGCGGCTATACATTTATTCATGCCTGCATCAACAGCTAATTTAGTTAATTTGGCTGCTTTTAACTCATTGATGTGGATGACTCTTATGTTATGATTCTTAGCATAAGCTAATTCCAAATTGCCCCCGGTTGAGTTCTCCCAGCCGTTGCACATTACGATTGCATCGCAGCCACTTAGAAGGTCAATGCACCAGCCCATGCCAGTATCATAATCGACCTTATTGTACAGATGCCCAAACATATGTATAGGTGAAAGGAATATGTTATGCGTATCGCTGCCAAAAGGTTCCTTTATTGGAAATACGCCCATATCTTCCTGCAGCCACTTTAATACAGAGTCAGCATTCTTTTTGTTTTTAGCCAACCCTCCGAATGGATGGCTAACGTAAATTTTAGTCATATAACAGCCCTCATTTCTGCCCAGTTAGGTAACACCATCGGCACACACGGATTGTATTCCGTTGATTCCCGTCTAGTTTTAGATAATTCAGTACGAACAGCGTCACGGGTTAGCGCAATCATAGCATCCCTCATTTTTATAGCATCCGCTTCCTTACGTTCGATATTCGCTTTAACTGCGCCTTCCTTTTCGGGAATTACGATATATGCGTTCACCTCATGCTTCTGGCCAAATCGCCAGCATCGACGAAGCGCTTGATAATACTGTTCATAACTATCGGATAGTCCAACAAAAATCATATTGTGGCAGTTTTGCCAGTTCATTCCGAATCCAGCGATACTTGGTTTTGTTACCAAGCATTTTAGGAATCCAGAACCAAAACCTAACATCATGCCCTGTTTTCGAGTTGCCTTATCACTACCTTTGACATCCTCTGCGAGATCAATCATTTCTTTCAAAGTAGTCGATTCATCATTAAGGTCGCACCACACTAGCCATTGCTCATTAGATGCATTGACTAAATCAGCCGCTGCTCTACATCTTGATTCACGAGATGCTTTGCGAGCCCTGCGACGTTCCAGTAAGGATAAAGTAGGAACATCTTCACCAGTTTTATCAACGACGATTTCATGTACGTGTAACTCAGGCAATTCATAGCCATCATCTTCATAACCCAGGGATGCCGGATTATCTAGCACTACTGCCCATGACGCCATCCACTCCCAAAAGGTATTCTCTGCATGGCCTTTTAATCGCCATTTAGCGGTATCGCTACCATCGTGCGTGAAATACATAGATAACATCTCGTTACGACTCATGATGCCGAGGAACTCTGCGTGATTGCCAAGCTCCATATAGTCATTCGGTGCAGGCGTTGCCGTACAGGCCAACCGATATGGTGTATTACTGAATCGATTTATTAAATCCGTACGTACTTTACCAGTAAATGACTTTAGGATACTCGATTCATCAAGCACGACACCTATAAGATTGTCGGTATTAAATCGTCCTAATTTCTCATAATTTGTAATATTAACGCCTGGCACAATGTCATCATCAGATTCGCATATAGTCACAGGAATATCGAAACGTTCACCCTCGGACTGTGTTTGAGCGGCCACAGCTAGTGGTGCTAATATGAGTACTGATCCACCCGTGTGCAGATAAATCTCATACGCCCAGGACAGCTGCATTAAAGTTTTACCTAATCCACAATCGGCGAATATGGCAGCTTTACCTTTTGCCAAAGCCCACTTAACGATATCTCGTTGAAAGTCAAATAGATGTTTGTTTAACATACCAGCGTCGATAACAAATCCGTGAGATTCTGACATTTTAGACTTGGAGTTGATGAAAGCGTTATAATTCATCGACAGACGCCTTTACAGATTCATACTCAGTAAGTATCGCTGAGAATTCTGGGTCATTTTTTGCAAGCAACCGATACATGGTCAAACGCTCAGCGCTCTTAGCCTTTTGTTCGAGTTTCTTTTCTATGTCCTCCAACTTAGCGCGATCAATTTCGCGCTTATTACATTTAGAAATATCGATAACCGCAACGACCTGTTTGACTACATTTCCTTTGAAACCTTGCATCCGAACAGTATCAAGGTCTTTTGCTTTTTTCAAAATGCGTGCAAGACCTAGTCCATTTCTTGATTTAACAACAACCCAATCACCGACACCAATGTTGTCGATTGGAACATTTGTATCGGATTCGTAATATCTAAACCAAAATTCATCTGGGTTATGTACTGGC